GCAAGCTGCCAAAAGATGATAGAGGCTTTGTTTTAATTGGTAAGAAACCAAAGAAAGAGTTCAACCCAGGCAGCACGACTCAGGTAATCAAAGCGTTTAATCTGTGCGGGATTGAGCTGCCGGTGGACGCAGCCAAGAAAAAGCAAACTCTTAACCAGATTGCTCTAGCCGAATTCGATAGCCAGGACGAAACACTAAATAAATACAGAGAAAGAACAAAAGTAGAGACAAAGCTAGAACACATTGAAAAAATGTTGGCTAACATCCATCCAATTACTCATCGTCTCCACGCTGGTTACAACCAAGTCGGCGCCAACTCAGGCCGCTTCACGTCCAGTGGGTCGCCCAAAGCAACCAAAACGAAGCCGAAAACGACTTTTGCAATTAACATCCAGCAAGTTCCAAGAGATAAACAATTCAGGAGCTGCTTCGTAGCGGAGAAAGGATACAAGCTAGTTATATGTGACTGGGCGCAGATTGAGTTAAGGCTTGCAGCTCAGCTAGTTAACATACCTCAGATGCGTAAAGCATTCGTGGAGGATATAGACTTGCACACCATGACGGCTAGTTTAATTTACAAGAAGAATGTAGAGGATGTAACCAGTGACGAAAGGCACGATGGTAAAACGCTAAACTTCGCTCTTCTTTACGGAATGGGCTATCGGAAGTACAAGACCTACGCAGCCCAAAGCGGGAAGATTATTTCGCTGTCGGAAGCTAAGGTAGCTCATGCTGCTTTCCACGCGGCTTACCCTGTTCTTCGATCCTGGCACCAAAGTCGTTCTGATTTAATCAAAGACGGCTGGGCTTACATTAGAACAGCCTGTGGGCGTAGACGTTTGCTTAGTTATGATGACGCTACGATGATGGCTAGTGCTAATACACTCATTCAGGGATCAGGTGCAGATATTCTGAAAATAGCTATATCTGAGTTAGATTGGTATTTAAATGATGAGGTCAGATTGGTAGCTTGTATTCATGATGAGTTGGTGTTGGAAGTTAAAGAAGACGCAGCGAGTACGTATAAAATTATCCTAGAGCAAGCTATGGTTACAGCAGCTGAGACAGTCTTAAGTGAAGTACCGGCCAAAGCTGATGCTAACGTAGGCGGTTCCTGGGCGGATAAATAGATCACACCTTTCTGAGCTATAATTTATACAGCTTGTACCCAATAGGATGGCTGTAATTAGCATCGGACCTAACGGCGAACATTTAATAGACGGTAGACCTATGCACGGTAGGCCCGAGAATATGCCGTATCCAATCAAACCCATGGATGGAGGACAGTCCAGCGGCTTCCAAGGCGAAGTCCCTACGATGATTCAGATGTTCAACCCCGCCAAAGGGGCAAGAGGTGGGCGACTAGGCAGAGCCTCTGGGTTTGGTGACGTGATGACTCAATATGGTTACGGGACTCCTGGGGCTAACATAACTGTCTCGCCGACATTCAGTAATATTGGCAACCCTAACGTCACTGGCCCCTCGGTGGGGGATGTGACTATTGGTGGCGGCGGTAGCGGCACTACACCCGGCGGCACTACACCCGGCGGCACTACACCCGGCGGCACTACACCCGGCGGCACTACACCCGGCGGCACTAGACCCGGCGGCACTACACCCAGAAGTAGTGGCGGTGGCGGCGGTGGCGGCGGTGGCGGCCGTACGTCTGGCTCAGGAGGTCAAGGTCTCAAAGCTGCGATGAGAGCAGGTCAAGAGAATAACCCTAGAGTTACTAGGACTGAGTTAAAAGGAATTCTAGAAGGTAAAGGTCCAAAAGGTGTAGCTAGAATAGCAGAAAGAATAGAAAATAAAGGAATAACTCTTGGTGGAAAAGCTCAAACATTTCTAGAAAAACAGTTAGGTAGAGCCAACAGCGGTGGAGGCGGAGGTAAAAATAATGGAGGAAGCGGCGGCAGTAACAGATCGTCCTCTAGTTATCCCCTCCAAAAAAACTTATCTACAGGGGGTGGGATCGGTACCCCTACTGGTCAAAGCACAAGTAGAGGCACCAACGCACAAAGAATCCAACAGGTTGCCGGTGATAAACTCACAAGGAGCGAAGTTAAAGGAGCCTTGCAGGGAATGAGTGCTAACAAAGTGCTCAATCAGATAGAAAAAGGAAACATCACCGCAGGTAAAAAAGCAATAGCTAAAGTAAAAGCGGCTAAGAAAAAAGGTAAATAGTAAATCTGGTTCACACCTCAAGCCCCCTGGGTTAAAATCCAGGGGGCTTTAATTTGAGCGTGGATTTCGTAAAACTGACCCTAGACAAACAAAAAGAATTCCGAACCGTAAAGCTGTCAGGTAATCACTACGGCATTGTGGTAAGCGGAAATGAGTTGTTCTTCACAGCGGAGGGATACACCACGCCGCTTCAAGCTGCCAACGCTGCACGCAAACTAAAAAAATGTAAAGATGACAAACCTAAGGCAAAAAAGCAGAAGCCATCCGTCAAGAAGGCAGATAAAGTTGAAAACATAAAATCCGTAAAACTCTACACCGAGTCAGAGATGGCAGGACTTACGCATTTGCGTTTCCGAGAGGTGTGGGTAATACTAAACCTGAAAGGGTTGTACGTAGAGAGCACACTCACTAAGAGAAAGGTAGTTAAGTACACAGAAGAAAAAGACAAAGCAAAGACTTTTAAGTCTTACGAAGAAGCCAGGATGATGGCTAAGACCTTGGACAGTGTTCAAGCCGTAGGTCACAGCTTAAAAAGATTCTTTGTAGAGAACACAGTAAAAATAGAAACGAACAGTATAAAAGAGAAGAAACAAAACAAGATCAAAGAAGAACTAAGTTCTTTCCTAAACGACCCAACCCCAGCACCCAAAGACTACAAAATCTGGGAAGGTTTCTGGTGAAGGAAGAGTATTCTATTGAACTCAGTAAGAACAAGTACAAACTAAAACTTCGAATCGATGCAAACGACAGCGGCCACGCGCAGGCCCAAGCTGTTGACATCTGCAGAGCTTTGCAGGCTCAATCATACCAGCTCGACTACGCCGAAACCGAGCCAACTGAATTATCTACATTATTCAAACGCCTATCGACAAACGAGTTTACCCACAAAGAGTGCTGCCTATGGAAAGGTAAGCATGACAAAGACGGATACCCATGTATCTACGCCTTTTGCGAACGATACTACATCCGGCACGTCATCCTCAGGTACTTAGATATCCCAAAGGAGGACTCACACCTGAGACTCACTTGCGATGACAAAGACTGTATCAACCCGTTTCACTTCAGTTACGCAGAGCGGAAAAACGAGAAGTTCACGAGCGGGGACACGAAACTGATGCTAGCCTACGCGAGCCAAGGCGTCAGTATTACACAGATTGCCAAAGCATTTAACGTCCACCGCTCAACCATCTACAGGAAACTAGAACGTGAACGTATTCACCCTCGGTCTTCGAGTAACCGCAACTGCTGAAGAATCAGATGGCGTGATTGATGTGCTTGCAGAGTCTCTGCCCGCATCTGATCGCCGCATCCCAACCGCTGTTCAACTGAAGCAAAAGAAAGACCACTACGTCGGGAAACTTCTCCAGAACCTTCAAGAGAACGCTACTTGCCTGGCGATCGGTCCTACCAAACCTACCCCTGAAGGGGTGCTGGTCATGCAACCGATCCTGATCGTCACGAAGGATAACTTCGATGATCTACTGGCGATGAATCTGTTCATTGCCACGGGGGGCCTCGGTCCCAAGGCTGATGAAGTCGAACTTGATGACACAACCGTCACCAACCGTTCGCTCGCCTGGCAGAACGATGATAAAGAAACCAGCTGGTTCAAGCTCAGCGCTTTCGGCGAACTGTCTAAGCAACTCTCCGAACTGGCGCCCGGTACCCCAACCATTGCTGTCGGTAAAGTCTCCAGTTCTTCCAAAGACGAAAAGACTTATCTGAATTACACGGTGGACCGTGTGCTTTACCTTCCTAAGACGACTCGCACAACCCCTAAGAAAGCTGCTGATCCCGAAAAAGGTCGCGTTTCTACTGCTGCTCTCGGTTCGATTGACTTCTCCCTCTGATTTACGACAATGGTTTTCATCGCTGGCAACTTTGAAGCAGACGAAATCCTCTGCAACATTCCACCCCACACTCTTCGGATTGACCTACAAGCTCGCCGCTGGAAGTCCGACGTAGACTCTGAAGCCGCAATCGTTGACGCAAACGATAACGGCATCCCCATCGAGTTCATCCTGTTGGGGTTCACCCCATACTTCGGCAACCTGGGTATGCGTAGCGGTGAAGAATTTATCCGCATCGCTTACATCGGTGTGACCCCTAAGCATCGGCTTCTGCCGCCACGCTGCGTCACAACGACGATCATCTCCGGTAAGTCTTCTCAGAAGAACTTCATCGCGTATTTCCAGAACCTGTACAACAACCGCATCAACTGCGCAAGCATTATCACAAGCACTAAGTTCGTGACTAAGAGCTTCAGTGAACGAGACCCGATGACGGGTCAAGATGGTAACAAGATCAACTACAACGCACTGGAGTTTAAGGATCGTCCGGCAGCGGGCGAGATCGAAAGCCAGTTGGTTAAGGATGTGAACGAGTGGCTCAAGGAAAAAGGCAACGAATTCCTGCCGGCTGCTCTCCGCTCCCATATCCCCGGTAGCAACCTCGTGGAGCTTCCCCTTGGAACTGACCACGCGGAGATCAAGCGCAACTTCCTGGCGGCCAACCCCCCAGGCGAGCACGCAAGCATCTCAGCCGCTACCAGCGCACCTAGGCTTGCCTCAGCAGCTGACGACAAACCGGAGCCGCCTGAAGTCCCGACAGCAGCCGGTAAGAAGGCTGTAGAGCTGACGGAAGCCCAAGCCGAGACACTAGGGATCGACTTCTGACACTCACGTCACTAAGATGCAGGGGCTCCAACGAGCCTCTTTTTTATGCAATCAAAATCTCGAAGGATCAAGGTGTACAGAGAGAAGTACAAAGGGGAGTGGAT